GCTAGTCCAGCTAGGCTAGTTAGGATACCAATCATTTCTTTTCACTCCCCAGCCAAACGGCTATTGTCCCAGTCATGGCTCCACTTACGACACTAATCATAGCACTCTGTTGGGTACTTAAGTCATCAAGACTTATTCCCCATTCGATTACACGGATGTACATTACAGTCATCACTAGCATCATTACCCTTGGTAATATCTTCCAAGCCAGAAGTCTTTCCATTGTTACTGCCATTACCATTTACCCTGTTTTACACCCAAGAAGTACATCGCTATTATTAAAGCCCCAGCACCCGCTAGTGCCACAGAGATGCCTACAGCCCAGTTAATGCAGTTGTCTATGAACTCTTGTTTCTTATAGACTAGCTCACGCTGTTCCTTACGTTGCTGTGCTTCTATTCGCACTATCTCATCCCATGCACTAGGGCCATACGTCCAAGAGATGTGTGCCTTAAGCTCCTCTCTCATTTCCTTGAGCTTCTGCTTCTGCGCCCATATGTCTAGTGCTGTAGATTGGTTGTCGTTAAACATCTTATACAAAGGAGGGTTCTTAGCTTTCTCCTCCAAGAAGTCTAGGTCACTTACAGCTTTAGACCATTGGGATATAGTGCCAGCCATCCCACTAATCTCACGACCTACGGATATAGCTTTCTTGATACCATTGTAGGCTGTAGTAGCCGCTGCCATAGCTGTAAATGGATCAATCATTCTACTATTGACCCCTGTTCGCCATAGCCTCTACTGCACCACGAATAGCTTTAATGTTCTCATCAATCCTAGCCATAGACACAGCCTGAGTATTAACGGCAGATTCAAGTCTTGAGATACGAGATTGTGTTTCTAGGATGTCGTCACGATTACTTTCGATGTCCGACATCATCATAGATACAGTCCATACGATAGCTGCACCCTGAGTAATGAGACCTAAGATTAACCCTATAGATAAATTATTGTTAATCATCTCTTTGCTCATGGGTACGTCTTTCGATCAAGTTCAAAGTGAGGTGCATCATAGAAGCTCTTCCAGTCGCCACCCCATACGATAGGAATTTCGAGTTCTTCTGCTGCTTCCTTCATAGCCTCAGCCATAAGCTCAAAGCGTTCTAGGTCTTCCCAATCGACAGGGTAAGGAACCATGTCTACAGCATGACCTGTGATATGTCGTGAGTTCAAGGTAGTTGACTTACCAGCCTTGAGTAGCTCTCGTTGACGGTTGATGTGACGGATACCTTCGATTACTGTAAAGTCAACCTCAGTGATCTCAATGGCCCTCTTAACTACAGCGACCATATCAGGATTAACACCCGACAAGTTCTGTAGACTGCGTGTTCCAAGTTTGTATGGCATTAGTACATCCTTATTCTGGTTTGGTGGGCCAAGTTACTGTGCTTGGGAACCCAGATTGCTGTGGGACATCAAGCAAGGCTTGGCGATACACAGTCCACTCGTTCTGCTTGTCTGAGGATAGGTCTGCCCAGCGCAAAGTGTTAGACACAAGTGGATCAACTTTTGTGCTTAAAAGCCTGTCACGCTCTGCACGAACCTCTGTAGCTTTCCATTCATCATACACCGCATCAGAGGGTGCTACCCAAGCTCCACCTTCGTAAGTGTGCAAATGAGATGGACGTTGCGTTACTTCAACAGTTCCGACTGGGTACGCAGCAATAATCTCATCCGAAGGGTCTGATAAGGTTTCCCAATAATCCCCACTAAGATTTATAAAGTATTTAGACATTTTAACTCCTATGACAATCTTGTGGCGGCACGATTAGAACTGCCAGTTGTTCTATAATAGTGTGTATTAGGGACAATAAAATAACCATTATCCCATGTCCCGCCATCACCGTCAGGCCCACCAACCTGAACGCCGCCACTAGCGGTTGTGCTGACATAAGCCGACCCACCGCCAGTATTTAGCTGATAATAAATTGCAATGGCACGACCTGTAGTGTTTTGATACCAAGTATTTGTAGTCAAAGTTATACTTGCGTAAGATTGGTTTACGCCAAGTGTATCTGGAACAGAGGGTGCAAGAGCTTCAACAGCAGCCTTAACCTTAGCTGGCGACACAAGGCTCTCAGTCGTGCCTGTACCAGTTGTCCAAGTACCTGTAGTTTGATCTCCGATTATCCCATTCGTATCAACACCAGCGGCAGTTGTTACAACCGTATCGTCAAGTATCTTAAAGGTATCTGTTGATTGATCGAAATAACCAATGTTAATCCAATCTCCGCCAGTCTCCGCTTTTATCTTAAGTAGGTGGTTTGCAGTATCGTACCACAGCATATTATTAAGACTATCTGGGGGTTCAGTAGCGCCACTATTGGTGCTCCCAAGTGCTGCTAGAGCATCGTTTATGTTACTTCTGGTAGTTGACGCTGTTGCGTTTGGTATGACAATTACTCGTGCGGTCATTAGTATTATCCTTTAGTATTCAACTGTAGCACTAAGTGCAGATACAACTGGGGTAAAGTTTGTGTTTTCGCTTTTCAATATGGCCTTAAAGCGGAAGGCTCTACCAACTACAATAGCACCATTAGCAGGAACATAGTTGCCCCAAGTTGGAGAACTGGCGGGATCATCTGGTGTAGCGGATACATACACTGCAATGGACACATCACCAAAATCAGCAGTCTCGTCCGTCCAAGTGTCAAAGTTACCCGGCCAAGTGTCAAAGTTCTGAGGGATGTTGTCCCACAGTAGTGTGCCATTGTCATAACCACGGGTAAATGTGCGTATGCCTGTGACACGAGCGTTACGAGACGACCCTGTGTCAATATATTCACTGTACACAGGTGGGTCTAACGGGTCAGCAATATTACCCTCAAAGATATAAGTTCCAGTTGGATTAGAGGAGGAAGTGTCGTCAATTTCAAGGTTACTAGAACTTACAACAACATTGCTACTGTTCGCATTATCGTCACCAAAAAAATCGGGGTCTTCTGTTTGAGTGTCAGTTTGACCTAACTCAGGTAACTCCGAAGGAAGAACTATAGACGATGTTGCGTTTTCACTAAAGTTATCTTCCTTGTCATAAGCTAGTATCAAGAAAGTTCCAGACCTAGCTGGCACTGTAGCGGAAGTTCCCGGCCTAGCAATCTTCTCAATGATTGTAGCGGAGTTACCCCATTCGGCACCTGTGGTATTAGAATTATGCTTTACTTCATAATGGCTCAAGTCAGCGTCAGGAACAGGGGGCCACGATAGAAATAAAGTTCCCCCAGATAGCTCTGTCGTTAAAGAGGCGACATCAGAGGGAGGGCCAATAAAAGCGTTAATTTCTATATCAGTTATAGTTGTAAACTCTCCCTTAATGCCAAAAGTGTTTACAGCCCTAGCTCGAAAGTCATAGTGAGCAACTTCTAAGTCCCTAACTCTAAATTCACCCAACTGCCCCTGACCAAACGAAGAGAAAAATGGCTCTACAACCCCCGATTCATTTTGATCTGTTGGAACCTCCGCTGCTATAAATACAGTCCCCACGTTATTGTTAGGTGATCCGTACAATGTAAAGTCGGTGTTACCTACAGTTTTAATCTTGTACTTAACACCCAAATCCATTTTGAAAACAGGCACAGAAAATAGTTTGTACTCTACCTCCACATGGTCAACTGCCTCTGGGCGACCTGATGTAACTGTAGCGACAGCAATGTTAGAGACCTTTTGATTGCTAACTTGAGCGACAGCAACCACAGATATGCCCACCGAGGGAACATCAAATGGCGACAAAAGGGTTGTGTTATCTCTCTCGTAGACGACACCATCATCAACTTCATCATACACAGATTCAGCAGTTTCCCGTAAGGTCATCTGTGTCTGTAGGTCAAGACCGTCAGTGAGACCAAAGCTCCAAGCTATAACTTCAAACTCTTTGTTAGTCCAACCAAAGCGAGAGTTAGTCAAGCGGATGTTATCACCAACTTGTACTTGCAGTGTCTTTAACCCAAAGGAAGCACTAACAGTAAGCTGCTGTCTATTGCGCTCCAGCGAAATTCTAGCAATGCGTCTAGCTTCAATAGAGTTATCTGTAAATGGTAGGTCAACATCAGCTACAGATTCCTGTCCATTGTCAGCAGTTACAAAATCTGCATTAGTTACTTGTGGGTAGTCTGTAGTCTGCCAGTTGCTTTCCTCACCACGGAATGTACCCTTAACAGTGTTAAAGTTATTCCTACGAGAGTGACGTGTAGATACGCTAATACTAGAACGAAGATCGTCCTCGTTAAGATCAAGTACAGGCGTAGTCCAGTAAGCTGGCTTCATTCTCCAGCTACCCTGAGCATACCATAAGCTACCATCCATAGACGTAAGCATACCGTTTATCATGTCGTAGGGTGTAGAGGCTGTAGTGAAAGCACCATTACAAGTATAACGTGTTGTACCAGCATCTGTGTTAGTCTGGTCACATACGTTAGCAGCAGCAATGACTAAGGCATCATCAATGTTAGCTGTGTCTTCAGCGATACCATAAGAAGACGTTAGGTAATCCCTTAAGCACAGGGCTGGGTTATCTGACCACACTGTCGTTGATGTACGAGGGTCATAGACCTTCTTACCACTAACGGTAGCTGTGATCTCAGGGATGCCATTAGGGAATACGTCAGCATCAAAGGCCAACCGTATGTACATATAAGCAATACCACGGAGCCTATGTTGTGTCGTCCAGTGTGCAGATTCACTTACAAGGGTACTATCAGCAGTTTGATCGGAAGCACCAAGGTGTAACTTGATACGAACCTTACCACTGTACTTGCTTGGGGAGGTTACGTTACCACTACCGTCCAGCGTAGCTAACTCATCGTTGATATAGATTTCATCAAAGGATTGTATCTCATGTCCAGCGACAGCAATGATCCTATGGAGGTACTTGTTATTCTCACCTGTAGCCTCATCGTATATACGAGCGCCACCAACACGAACCTTACCATAGATAATCTGATGGTCTAGTGCTGTACCGATTGCTGTAGTTTGATAGCCACGGTTAGAACCACCGATACCACCTATAGAGGGCTTGGGTGTGAGCGCACGGAGGGCTGCACCAAGGGCGAGGTTGGTTAAGAAAGTACCCATAGTCATTGAAAATGCAAAACCAGCGGCGGCAGTATAAGTAACACCACTAGCAAGCGTTGCTAAAGCAGTTATAGCCATGTTACTCTCCTATAAACTTAGAATATACACGTTCAATAGGCTTGAACTTCAGCCGTTCCAGAACCTTATCGAAAGGCTTATGCGTTTTAGTGTTAATCAGGAGTACAGACACACCGTCTTCCTTTAGGTACTTCTCAGCAAACTTGATTAAGCGGATACCAGCGAAACCCTTGCGGTAGTCCTTGTGCATGTAGATGATGTCGTTACTAGCAAACACATGGTCTTTATAGTGGATGTTAGTACCCAAGATAACGACAAAGTAACCTACAAGGTTATCATCTTCTCTAGCTGTAAATATCTTAAGTTTACCCTGTGTCTCTAAATCAGAGTATGCACTCCAGTCAGGGTTTAACTTAATCTTATCTTGGTTTAGTGCTATCTCTTCCCAGTGTAGTTCTATCAAAGGTTCTATGTCGGATTGCACTTGGCTTAGAAACTCTTGTTGATACTTAACCATTAGTTTCTGCCCGACCCCAAGAAATCCTCTTGTCTTGTAAGTCTTCAATAAAGTCTAACCCAAGATCACCGGGGTAAACTGACTTCTGATAACCAGAGGTAAACCTAGCTACCCTAGCTCTCTCCAAGTCAATAAGTTTGTTCTCAACCATCATTTCAATCGTAGCTGTCTCTCCAGCTTCTTCGATATTCATCTGATCCATGTAACCTGAGAATAACTCGTTAAAGCCTGTAGACATACTCTCAAGGTTAATCCTGCCGCCACCCTCTAGGAGAATGTAGTCTGAAGTTTCTTGCAGTATGCTACCCTGCTGGAATGTACCAAAGTATATCTTAGCGATACGACCTTGGTAAGGCTCACTGAGGGCTAGAGAGAGTAAGTTAGAGGGAATACCGCTAAGGCTAATTGATGCACCCTTAACGGCCATCTCTGATGTTTCTTCGATAGCTGAGATATTAAGGAGTTGACCAAGGCCAATCCACTCAGTTCCATCTGCAAGAACTAATGTCCCCTGACCTGTCCACATTCTTACGATATTACCATCGAACCTAAGTTCAGTAGCAAAGAAAGGGTAGACTACATTCT